TATAATGACAGCGACCACCGAGACTTTTTCTTAGTCGTAAACATTTCTTGTTAACCAGGAACCCAGGCTTGCCCTGCACCAATCTATTCATCGGCATAGCAACAGCTTCTCTTCTAACCCTAAAATCATTAGTCGGAGTAGGCCGGGCATAAATCCCATGCGTTTTTAAGAACTCAAAGCTGGTAACTTCGTAATGCTGATCTCTAGCACCACCAGCCGGATCTCCCCAGACCATAAATTCAAAGCCGGGAAACCTCATAGCCATCTCACTCTTCAAGACATTTACAAATCTATCCAAGCCCATCGAGAATGTTACAACCTCATGCAAAACATGCCAGGCACCATTAGGCAATCTTTGAGCAAACACAGCCGAAGGAGTTAAACCAAAGTCTAATCCAATTTGTACAGGAACATTTTCAACAGCCGTAAGTTCGGCAGACATGGTTGTGTCATCATATTCTTCCCAGACAGCTTTTCCTTCCTGGACATAAGTGTATTTTCCTTCGGCATAACAACGCACCCAATCTAAATTTTTACCACCAAGCAAAGATTGATAATAGCCCCTAGGCAAGTTATGAATATTCTCAGCTTTCTCATTTTCTTTAAACCAGCGACCACCGGCAGATATATAACCCTGGGCTTCAGGTATTTCAGCCGGAACATCCTTAGTTTGAACTTCTACAACTCCACCGGGCTGTCTAAAAAAATTCCATTTAAACTCGCCTTTCGGGGTTTCTTTCTCAGCTAAACGATAATACCAATGATCTGAATCCATAGGGTTAGTATCAAGCCAAATTCCTCTCCAAGTCGTGCCACCATTAGCCATAGAAGGGTACCTTCCAACACGATGCGTTAACCCTTGAATAACAGCAACCGGAAGTTCCCTGGCTTCGTTTACCCAGGCCCCAGTTAACTCTAATGAAAGCAACTTTCGTACGTCTTTGGGCTGATCTAACGCAAGAAATATAACCTCGCAGTCAATACCGGAAGCATCTCCTCTAGCCGGCAATTTCAAATGATGCGTAATAGGTGGTGACCAATGTAAATTGCCCCAAATATGCTCCGGAAATAACTCCAGCCACGTTTTAATCGTAGTCGTTTTAAGCATAGGATAACTGTTTCTAACAACAGCAAACCTCGAATATCTAATACCATCCTTCGGGCTAGGTTTTTGCTGTACAGCCCTTTTAAATATCTCAGCACAGCAAGCATAACTCTTCCCAGATCCAACAGGACCCATAATACCACGAACAAAACTGTCATCTTTTAAAAATTTCCAGACATTAATCGAGGTACTAAAATCCAGATTCATCGCATTAGGCTTATCCATTAGACGGCCCAACCATATTAATCTCAATTACACTCGGTTTCTCACTCTCAGGAGTTCTATCCAAAATGCCAGCACTCTTCGCAACCATCTGCAATATTCTAACCTTGTCAATCATCTCAACCTCTATCTGCATCTTGCCACTATCACCAACCGGAATAGCCCGTATCTTCCTAATCGACTGCAAAGCATGTTCTGGAATGTCTTTAGGATCTAAAATATTTACATTGCCTTCAGTATCCCAGGTTAAAATATCAGTTATTTTCGCACCAGCTAAACCCATTAAAGCTTCAGCAATCTTCTCCCGGTTCTCAAAAATAACATCAGAGCCTTTAAGCTTCTTCGATATCGCACGAACTCCACCTAAATTACCCATCTTAGGCACAGCCCGTTTACTAGAATGGGACTTCATCATCTAATTCCTTATTCATCCCAGCCTGTTCAGCAACACTAGCTTCCTTAGATCCCATCAATAATAAATTACCATTAAACTGATCTATAACAATCTCAGTAGAAACCTTCTCAGTTCCATCACCAGCCATATATTTTCGGTAGGTTAATTTCCCCTCAACACATACAGAAGAACCCTTGGTGACGTACTTATCAACCACAGTAACTATGTTCTGATTGCGAACTGTTATCCTATGCCAATGCGTAACCTCTTTCTTTTCTAACGTAGCCTTGTCAGTCCATTTCTCGGAAGTGGCTATAGAAAAATTAGCTATCCTGTCTCCATTCTGAAATGCCTTTATATCAGGATCTCTTCCCAAGTTGCCAATTAATATTACTTTGTTTAAGCTTGCCATTCGTTTTACTCCTAATGAAAAAATGGAAAATAATTTTGTGAGGGACCCTCCAGTACGCAGGGGCCACGGGGGACCCATAGGTCGGTTTTTTTCGGCCCGGTTTTTCTTTTTTTATTTATGGTGAACGTCATGTTTTCTCCTGCTGTACACATTCTAGATCAACGTCTAGGTTTTGTATATTTATAATTTAAAGCTTTTAGCTAGGGCCTTGGTGATGTCTTTAACATTGCCTGGTTGCTTGTCCTCAGTAAACACAGACTTGAAGTAACTCAATGTATATGGTGGTTGTATTCCTTCTTTTCTTTTATGCATAAGAACTCTTCTAACTGTCTCGGTGAACTGATCAACTGTTACTCCCAACCTTGCAATGTCTTCGGCCATGGCTTCTTGTCTCATGTCCCATCTCCAGCTTCCTCTCGTTGTCATGATCTCATCCAACAACTCTGCATATCTTTTTACCATTTCTTTAGATTTTTCTAATATACTACTATTATAGTTAATAGAATCTAAGTTACGCACAACCTCTGTATGTTGTGAAATTTGCCTTCCCTGCACAACCTCTAGTGTTGTATTACTACTATTCGCATATACCTGTTTTACAACCTCTGGGTGTTGTATTACTCCATTACCTTTTACAACCTCTGGGTGTTGTGAATTAAACACAGTACTGACAGCCGAATTAGGCTTTAGAAACCCTTTTTCAATAGGTGAAAGCAATCCTGTACCAAGTTTATTCCAGGCTTCTATGGACTGTTCACCACCTAAATAAGTGCTAATTGCTTTGTAGATTGTGTCGTATGGGAAGTATTCTGTTTCACCTTTTAGGTATCTTTGGGTTATTCCTTCGACCATTTTAGCTTGCTTTTCGGACAGTTTAATCTGGGCTTTCACCTGTTCTTTTTCTTCTTCTTTAACCATCTGTTTAATAGTTATCTGAGCTTTATTCTCTTCTACTCTAGGATCATTAGTTGTCATTATTATGTCTTCATCTGTTATTAATGGGTCGTATAATATCCTCCAGGTTGCACCTTTTCTTCCATATACTCGCAATGCATTCTCTTTAACTATCTTCTTAATGTAGCCCCATTTAACCAACAGCATTAACTGCCTTGAGACAGCTTGCTGAGTTCTGTTTAGTCTTTGTGCCATTGTTAGCTGGTTGGGAAATGCTATGCCTGAGACACCATCTACATAAGAACATAGGACACACAGCACCTGTAATGATGATGGATGTGATAGTATTAGTTTATCTGATAAAGCTCTTGAAGGTATTGTAGTAAAAGCAGAAGGGGCCTGAATATTTGATACCATCCTATCTTTGGGCAAGCCGAGTATTTGCTTCCTGGCTTCTATTATTTGATCTACTTTATTTACTTTTGGTTTGTTCATCATGTTCATTGGCATCTTCTTCAGGTTGTGTTTTAAGATTACAGACTGGGCAAATGTATTCATCTGATAGATCTGATCTATTAACTATAGTTGAGCATACTGGGCAGTAAGTCTGGTTCATAGCCAACTCACAACTGGTTTATCTTTGTTGCCCTTTTCCCAAACAAACCAGGCTAAAGCCATCATGCCACCATCATAACTGTCACCATTTTTCATTAATGATAATCGTTTAGAAAACACATGAACTCTTACTGGTGGATACGTTTTAAAAAACAGCTTACGTTCTTGTCCTTCTAAAAAGGTTAGTTTTAATAACAAAGCTATCTTATTGTTTGATAGATGTTGGCATTGCCTTACAAATTGCATTAATAATCTGCCGTATGGTGGGTTTGTTATTATGTTCTCTCTCGGCTTTAACTCCATTAAAAAGTCTATATTAGCTTGACCAAAACCTCTATCAACCAAGTCGGTGCTTTCAACATCATAACCATGATTTATTAAAACTTTAGATATATGTCCTTGACCACAACAAGGCTCGTAAATCTTACCTTTAAAAGATTCAACTTTCATAAGTGCTTCAGTAGCTTCTAGAGGTGTTGCATAAAAATCATCTTTTTGACGATCATTACGTTTGTTGAACCCATGCAATAACATAGCTGTTTCTAAAGTAGTCATTTACACCTCATTAATAATTGTTCCTGGATACAATGCTTCGACCATCTTCTTCTTTAACCGGTACATTGGAGTTTTGAATCCTTTAACGTCTTCTACAACGTAGTAACTGATCTGACCTTGGGGGCCTATTTCATCTACCAGGAGATATTCAAAGTCTGCTTTATATGTACAAACCTTCTTACCATTAATGATACAATCAAACTTAGGCTGTAGCTTTAGGTCCTGAATTATTCCATCATCTAATCTTTGTTTTAGATATTTGTATCTTTCAGATTCCTTCTTGCTGTCAAACATGATGCCATCGACCACAGTTTTAATAGCTCTATACTTACTCATTTGACTGCACCATTTTATCTAATGCCTGGGCTATATTAAGATCCTTTACGGCTAACTCTTC